CGTCTACTAAAAAAGTATATGTGCAGTTTTACCATGCTGATGATGATGAGTATCACTACATAGCTAATGGGCTTAGTATGGCAGGACACTCTGTGGTTAATCTAGTTGATGGTGGATACTTTAACCTGCACTCGGGTGATAAGATTATGGTATACGGTGAAACTACAAATACTATGGAAGTATTAGTTTCTGTAGAAGAATACTTTGACCCTGCACGTATGACATAACGGGGTTGCAATCTTATCTATACTATGTTATAACTAAGTATGATATAACTATCTCTATAAGGGTAAGTAATTCTTACCTAAACATAATATAGGAGATAGAATATGTTTAAACGTATGTTTCAGAAACTACAAGAAAATCAGCAACGCAGAGCAGACTATTGGATTCTTATGAATCTAAATGATAAAGAACTGCATGATATGGGGATCTCTCGTGGCGAAATCCGTCAAAAAATCTACGGCGAAAAAGTCTAAGTCTCGTGTGAATGAGGCAGGAAATTATACTAAGCCTACTCTGCGCAAACGTTTGTTTGAGCGGATTAAACGGGGAACCAAAGGCGGGAAGGCAGGTCAGTGGTCTGCACGTAAAGCACAGCTACTCGCCAGTGAATACAAAAAAGCGGGTGGGGGCTACAAGTAATGGCCCTCGCTAAATCACAAAAGTCTTTAAAGAAATGGACTAAGCAAGATTGGCGAACTAAAAGTGGGAAGCCTAGTGCTAAAACTGGTGAACGGTATTTACCTTCTAAGGCTATTAAGTCTCTTAGCGATAGTGAGTACGCCGCTACAACCAGAGCTAAACGACAAGGCACTAAGGCAGGTAAGCAGCATGTGGCTCAACCTAAAAAGATTGCAAAGAAAACCGCTAGATACAGGAGAACCTGATTATGGCAAGTACTATTATTGATGACTACAAAGTATTTCCACGACTAATGATGTTAGTTGTAACTATTCTTACATATCAATCTGTACATTGGTATATGGCATTACCTGATCCTACTAATGGACAAGCTGGCCTTGTATCTGTTTGTATGGGTGCATTAACAGGTTGCTTTGGTATTTGGATGAATAAAGAAGCAAAGACGGATAGAGGTAGTAAATGATTCAAGCATTTATTGGCCCGATAGCAAGTCTAGCAGGAACATGGTTAAATGGTAAAGTTGAAACTAAAGCTGCCGAAACTAAAGTTAAAGTTGCCAAAGCTGAAGCTGAAGCACAGATTATGCTTAGTCGGGCAACGAGTGAAGCTGACTGGGAAAAGATTATGGCGCAAGGTAGTCAGTCTTCGTGGAAAGACGAGTGGCTGACTATTTTATTTTCTATACCGCTAATACTTGTATTTACAGGTGAGTGGGGTAGAGAAGTAGTGCAGAATGGCTTTGTAGCATTAGATAGTATGCCGCAGTGGTATAGCTATACATTAGGTGTAATTGTGGCTGCGTCCTTTGGTGTACGTTCAGCTACTAAGTTTTTTGGGAAGAAATAGTATGGCATTTAAATTAAGTTCAAGAAGTATGGGTAAGTTAGAAGGTGTAGACGAAGGTATTGTAGCAGTCGTAAAAGATGCTATCGGTATTACTAAAGTAGACTTTGGTGTTACCTTTGGACTACGTACACTAGAAGAACAAAAGAAACTGTATGAATCTGGTAGATCACAGACTATGAAGTCTAAGCATCTTGAGGGTCGTGCTGTAGATCTAGTTGCATACTTTGGTTCAGACATTTCTTGGGAGCTTAATGTATATGATGACATCTGTGATGCTATGGCTGAAGCCGCTAGAAAGAATGATGTAGCAATTAAATGGGGTGCTGCATGGAGTGAAGGAGACATTAGAGAGTATGCTGGTACTGCAGAAGATGCAATGAACGCATACGTAGATCTCCGTAGGTCACAAGGACGTAGACCTTTTATTGATGCCCCACATTTTGAAATGATGTAATATGGCTCGTGAATTAACAGAACGTCAACAAAAGTTTTTAGATCTACTTATGGATGAGGCAGGTGGCGATGTTACTACTGCTAAAAAACTTGCTGGGTATTCGCCCAATACACCTAACCGTGAAATAACTAATAGTCTTAAAGAAGAAATTATTGATGTGACACATAGTTATTTGGCACGTAATGTACCTAAAGCTGCAATGGCTATGGTTAGTGCTTTGCATGATCCTACTGAATTAGGTATTCGTGACAAGATGTCTGCAGCTAAAGAGTTACTAGATCGTACAGGTTTAGTTAAAACTGAAAAGATGCAGGTAGAAGCTAAGGGTGGTGTTATGCTTATGCCAGCCAAGCAAACACAGGATGACGATGACTAAATCCGTAGGTAAATGGAAACTACCTCAACCAACCGACTTACAAGAAGATAATGAATGGGTTCCAATCCCACGTGTAGCAAGGACTGTGCCTTTTGGTTATGAAATAGATCCTGAAGATGCAGGAATACTCTTGCCAATAGATACAGAACTTGATATGCTTGTGCAAGCTAAGAAATACTTAAAACAGTATTCTTACCGTGAAGTAGCAAACTGGCTAACACGAAACACAGGCAGAACTATATCTCACGTAGGATTAAAGAAACGGTTGGATAATGAGCGAAGAAGAAAAAACAAAGCTGGAAGCCTACGCAGATGGGCAGACTATGCGAAAAAGGCAGTCGCCAAAGCGGAAGAAATTGAACGCAACCGCATCGGGGCGAAAGCGCAAGACAACGACAACCAAGAAACAAGCGCAGCCTGAACCAGCTAGAATAATAGAACCTGAACTAGCACCTGTAGAAGAACAGCATAATGTAATATTTAAACCTAATGCTGGGCCACAAACAGATTTCTTAGCCGCAGGTGAACGTGAAGTGTTATATGGTGGCAGTGCTGGTGGTGGTAAATCATATGCTATGTTAGCTGATCCTTTGCGTTTTATGGGACATCCAGCTTTTTCAGGACTACTTTTACGGCACACTACCGAAGAATTAAGAGAGCTTATATTTAAGTCACAAGAAATGTATCCTAAGATTTGGCCCGGTATTAAGTGGTCTGAGCGTAAGATGCAATGGACTGCACCCTCTGGTGCCAGACTGTGGATGTCTTATTTAGATAGAGAAGATGACGTATTAAGATATCAAGGTCTTGCGTTTAGTTGGATTGGTTTTGACGAACTTACTCAGTGGCCCAGTCCATTTGCTTGGAACTACATGAGGAGTCGCTTGAGATCTACGGCTAGTGATCTTCCTGTATATATGAGAGCTACTACCAACCCCGGAGGAAGAGGGCATCATTGGGTTAAAAAAATGTTTATTGATCCTGCACCTGCAGGTAAATCTTTTGATGCAACGGATATTGAAACAAATGAAACATTACGTTATCCTAATGGACATGCCAAAGCTGGTAAGCCTTTATTCAAACGTAGGTTTATACCTGCCCGTCTTTCCGACAATCCTTACTTAGCGGAACAAGGTGACTACGAAGCAATGCTTCTGTCACTACCTGAACAACAACGTAGACAATTACTTGAAGGTGATTGGGATATTAAAGAAGGCGCAGCCTTTACAGAGTTTGATAGAACTATACATGTAATTGAACCTTTTGATATCCCTAGTAACTGGGTAAAGTTTAGAGCATGTGATTATGGTTATGGTAGTAAGTCAGGAGTTATTTGGTTTGCTATAACTCCAAACGAACAACTAATTGTATACAGAGAACTATACGTCAGTAAAGTACTTGCTACAGACTTAGCAGACATGGTATTAGATTTGGAGGCTGGTGATGGAAATATTAAGTATGGCGTTCTTGATAGCTCTTTATGGCACAAGCGTGGTGATACTGGCCCATCACTGGCTGAACAAATGATTCAAAAAGGTTGTCGTTGGCGACCTTCTGATAGATCTAAGGGATCACGTGTAGCTGGTAAGAATGAGCTACACAGACGTTTACAAGTAGACGAGTTTAGTGAAGAACCTCGTTTAGTATTCTTTAGTAACTGCGTAAATATAATTTCACAACTACCTGCTTTACCTATTGATAAAAGAAATCCAGAAGATATTGATACTACTGCAGAAGATCACTTGTACGATGCATTGAGGTATGGTATTATGTCAAGACCACGATTTAGTGTTTTTGATTTTGGCGACTCAGATAGACCGTCTGGTGGTATGCGTGTAGCAGATGCTACTTTTGGTTATTAACGGCATAGCCGTAATTACGCTTATGGCGAAGGAAGAATAAATGGCAGAAGACAACGAAGGCTTTATTGAAGATGACGCTATCATATTAGAGGATAGCAAGGATTCAGCTATTGATGATATTGATACTGCTAAGATTATTCCTTTTATTATGGAACGATATCATCGTGCAGATGACTATCGACAGCAAGACGAAGAGCGTTGGTTAAAGTCGTATCGTAACTACCGTGGTTTATATAGTCCAGATGTACAGTTCACAGAAGCAGAAAAATCAAGGGTATTTATTAAGGTAACTAAAACAAAAACTTTAGCTGCCTATGGACAAATTGTAGATGTACTTTTTGCAGGTCAGAAATTTCCTCTCACTGTAGATCCTACAGAATTACCAGATGGCGTGGTATCTGACGTACACTTTGATCCAAAAGAACCAGAGCAATTACGTAGTTCAGATATGGACACAGAAATAAATCCTTATGGATATGCGGGAGATGGTAGAGAACTACCAGCAGGAGCTACCTCAAAGACATTAGCGCAAAGTCTTGGGCCTCTTAAAGATAAGTTTGAGGGTATTGATAATGTAAAAGAAGGTGTAGGTAAAACGCCTAGTTCAGTTACGTTTAGTCCAGCAATGATTGCTGCCAAAATGATGCAAAAGAAAATACATGATCAACTAGAAGAGTCTAGTGCTAGTAAACATTTACGCAGTACGGCATTTGAAATGGCACTATTTGGTACAGGCGTAATGAAAGGCCCGTTTGCTGTAGATAAAGAATACCCTAACTGGGGAGAAGATGGTGAGTATTCACCTGTTATAAAAACTATACCGCAAGTATCGCATGTATCTGTGTGGAATTTTTATCCTGACCCAGATGCAAATAATATGGACGAAGCTCAGTACGTAATTGAACGCCATAAAATGTCACGTACACAATTACGTGGGTTAAAGAAACGTCCTCACTTTAGGGCATCTGTAATTGATGACGCTGTGTCATTAGGAGAAAATTATAGTAAAGAATATTGGGAAGACGATTTA